AAGATTGAGAATGTTTGATTATAAAGGATTTGAGACAATAATGAACATAGGTTATAAACATGTGCATTCGTTTTGGCGATACTCAAATACTCGGGCGGTGGTAATATATCCCGCTTACGAGCAGCACGGCCAAACCACTGCACAATAGGAATACGCCCGATATTATGCTCGCCCTCGCCAATCGTCTTGCCGTCGCCGTCTTTGATGTTCCATGAGGTAGGCGTCCAAGTATGGTATTGCGTTTTGACTGTGCCGTCCGCATTTGCCAAGTATGTCGCATAGGTAAATACAGATAATCGGCCATTATCATCGAATGTGAAATTCATTACATTCTTAGGCTCTACCGCCGTCAAATAAGGCATAGAACGATTTGCCAACGTATCAGCCAATGAGTTGCCGAATTCCGTTACATTGTCAACAACGATGTACATCACGCCGTAGAGTTTCGCAAGCGTTGCATTTTGGCGTGTGAATTCCTGTAATGTAGTGCCCTCTCGGTCTACATCGTCAATGAATTCATCGAATAGTACAGATTTGCTATACTCCCGCTTGATTTCGTCTTTAAAAATAGGGTCTACGCTCGCATTGAGGATAGGCCCTGTATAATTTAGATAATATGCAATTTGACGCCGAAAGTTAATCGATTCAGTTCCCTCTCGTCTGTGTGGTGTGATTGCTGCACCGCTGGCGAACATACCGCTGCCATAATAGGCGTCATGCAGTATTTCGTACTCGTCTGTTCGAGGATTAGAATAAATAGTTGCCATGTATTCCCCTTTCTAATATATGTTAATGCGGCCACTTCTAACCTGTGGCGCGTTTATCTTCTCCGCTATCCCTGTTAATGCGTCGGGTGCGTCATCGTGTGCATTCTTGCCCTCTCTTTGGTATCTCGTAATGTCAGCAGCTAACTGAGGCCACCTATCACGCCAATTCTTAGGCATATACACATGATTCATAACCCATGTAGCATTTGACTGAATGCGTGCTATTTTGTTGCCGCTTTGATAAAACATATTAATCACGCACTTATTAGAGTTATATTTCTGTTTGAGTATGCTTTGAACATTACGGCCAAACCCTCGGCCGCCGTTATTACTTTCTATATCCGCCACATTCACGCCGTTTCTATGCAGCATATCCGCCACCTCTGGCTCTGTGGTTTCCATAGCGTCCTTTGTATAGACTACATCAAGGATATACGCCTCGCCCTCATATACGCCGTATGTAAAGCTAGCTAGGTAATCGCTGCCAGTATCGGCGGTATCTGTATAGTTCTTGATACAAGAAAATAACACATTGCCTTTTGTATCTCTTGGCAATGTGTCATATGTGAGGATATTCGTGTACAAGCACCCTTTGAGGTCAATCGGTACTTGCTGATAGTTAGCGCTGGCTATATCTTCGCCCATTGCGCGAACCTTTGACATATACGAGGCTTTGGATAGCACCTCTTCGCATAGCATTGAGCCGTCATCTTGCAAGGCTTTCATGGTTATGACTTTTGCCTTAAATAACGGGTCATCTTTAAAGTGTTCGATTGCCCTACCTGCTAGATCATCACTCGCCCAGCGTGTCATGATGATGATAATCTTGCCGCCCTCTTCAAGCCGTGAAAGCATTGTGTTTGTAAACCATTCCCAGTGCTTTTCTTTCACGCTAGCATTATAGGCCTCTTCGCTGTTCTTAATAATATCGTCAATGATCATGAGCGAGCAGCCGAACCCTGTCGCGGTACCTGTTGGCGATGTAGCTAGATATGAATTCGTATATCCCTCTAGGCTCCATAGATGAGCCTGTGCGTCGCCTACTGCTACATGAACACTAGGGAATACGTCGCTAAACACGATAATATCATCATCGGCTTTGTTTTCTTGAATTGCGTTTCTTACTGATTTACTAAACATTTTCGATAATGTCTCATTGTATGAACCAGTCATTATCTTGGCGGCTGGGTTATTCCCTAGCCACCACTGCGTAAGGTGCTGCGCCGTTAAACTCTTACCATGTCGAGGCTACGGGGGCAAATTCATGATAAGAACGTTATATTCATCATTCTTAATAAAATGCTCTAACTCATTGCATAGATTGACTAGGTATTTTCTGCTTTTTTTGTAAAAATTACCCGTTTTTAACTGACAATAATAAAAAAACTCGCGCCGTGCGAGTTCCCTTTTAGCTAGTTCTATGATTGTTTCTTTCTTATCTCGAATTTGCATATCCTCACCACCTTTCATGTGTGTGTATCGAGTTTAGTTATCGCCGATAAGTTTCTTAATATCAGCCGTATCAATTCCGTCAAATGGGTTTTTAACCTCAACGGCTGCGTCTATGTTCTTAGTATCTCGCCAATCTGCGGGACGTCGATTTTTAAGCCAGAATATTAAAGAGGTCGAGTTCGGTGCCACGTCCTTAGTAGTTCGTTTCACCTCTACAATTTCGCTCTCGCCAGTCTCTGGGTTGTATATCCGCTCTTTCACCACTTCATCGTATCTGTACCCCATAGCACTTTTAAGCAAGGCGTTCTCAACCATGATGTCGATAACTTCCTTACCTCTTTTTAATGCGTTTGAAAAGTCGGTATATTTTGCTTTCCATGCGTATAAAGTAGTTCGGTTAATGCCGATATTGTTGGCTATTTGTTCATCGGTGAGGCCATTACGCGCCCAACCCTCTAGCTTAATCAAATTATCTGGCTCAAGCCATTGCTCATATTTAGGCGTACGCCCTACTCTACGCTTTTTCTTTGGTTCTGCTTTCTTCGTCTTAGTCGCCATAGTCTCACCTCGTTTCTATGAATAGCAAAAGCACCCCGCCGAGTTCCCTGTTACTCGTACGAGGTGCTATCTGCCGTTATGCATTATAAGTACTATGAAAGGAGGATAAATGAATCGTAAAACCTTATTACAACACCATTCACCACTAACATTATACCATTGCTATATTGTACTGAATATGACAACTTTTTGACAACTTTTACAACGCATAAGCTCCAAACAGATATATTGAAAGGTCATCTATCCCTTTTTCAAGCCACCTGTATATGTTCCGCTCTACTGTGTTATGTTTCTCGGCTATTTCTCCGATAGTCATATCGTTAATATAGCGGTCAATTACACACTCACAATAATGTTTACCATTATTGGTGCAGTATTCTTTATACGATACTAGCATTCTATCAATGTGTTCAATAATCAACTCAGTGCGCCGCTTACTGGCGAGAATCGCCTCAATTTGCAGTAGTCCGCGGCGGTTAAATACTTCATACAATACTGTTTGCAAGTCGCTCGGCGTCAATGTATCCTCGCTTTTAGCAATAGCACTTTTACAATGTGCTTTCATAGCCGTGTATCCCTCGAGCAGCGTTGTAGTGTTCTTATAGGCTCGCTCGTTTTTCTTGGCAAGCATATCTTCATTGCGTCTGTTAAATTCAGAAATCGCCGTTTGTGCTGCTGTTTCTGCGGCTATTTTGACAATTTGCTCTACTTCCCCCTCTGTGAAAGTCCTTTGATGTTCCATATGCTACCCCTTTGCCCATTGCGAAAGTACCGCTACTACAAATATACCAATCATGAGAAGAGTTGTGCAAAACGCTACCCCTATAATCAACATAGCAATATCGAATACTTTTTCTATTATCTCGTCAAGAGTCTCTTTATCCAATTCTTACCGCCTTTCCGTTGACTACCTTATAGGCTGTTTCATTTCCATAATATGCACCTTTGGGAATACGTTTGTTTCTTATTAACCACTGCTTGACGAGTTTCTCAACGCCTTGACGTAGTTCAGCGATTTCGCTATCAGATACGTCTCTCATCGCCTCATCATCATCTACTAAAATTTCACACTCATCTTTAAGCACGTTAACTAATTCGCCAGCCCAACTATATGCACTAGGCCACCACTGCGTACATTCAACGATGTAAAATATATCTTTATTTTGCTCTTTTGTCTTTTGTGCGCCTATACACTTAGCGGCCGCCATGCCTTTGATTTCTTTTTCTTTGGTCCATTCGTAATTACCGCTCTCGAATGTAATCAAGTATTTATTCATTCCCTATCACCTGCCAATTTTGCATAACGCCAAGGCGCAACATCGCTTGCATTTCCTTTACTCCACGATGTAGACCCGTAACCCCATGCATACACTCTTCCGCATGTATATCTTGCAAAATGGCGCTTATGCCAGTTTACCCCGTCATCGCTCACTAACACCCGTGTGTCAATCTTTACTTTATCCCAGTCAACAATGTCGAGATACTCACCAATATCAATGCATTGGTATTTATCCACGAAACAAGTGCATTGTATTGGTACTTTTGGCGTCCATGTACTCATAAGAGTATTGTCTTTGTAAAAGAATACTCCCTCTTTTATAACTTCGGCTTTTCTATACCCTAATTCGTACATTATTTTAAATAAATAGTCTGTGAATTCTTTCTTTGTCATACTATCACCTCAATTTCTATCAATTAAAATATTGGCTTTCACATATATCTCGTTGCATGGTTCCCCTTTTGTAATTTCTCTGACATACTGCAATGTCTTTTGTAATTTATCTGGGCTTATTTTATCCATGCATTTGAATTCAACTATTGCGAACCCTCTATAATCCGTATAACTTACAATTTCATCAATTCCTATTTTTATCAATTCATTGCGATTGTACATTCTACACCTCTTTTACAATCCAATTTTCTCGCATTTACAGCCTTTTATAACTATCCTATCGATACATTTCATTAGCTTTCGATATTCTAGCTTTGTGATTTCCCCTGCCTCATAAAACGCTGTACATTTATGGCTGGCACTCACCAAGCTGCTTAAATCGTAGCTTGTTAAAACGTAGTCTTTAAGCTTTTTGTATGTCAATGTCATTTATGCGCCTCAATCTTGACTTTCTGCGATTACAAACAGCACCGCCGATGTTGTATATAGTCCAATCGTTGCGAATAGCACTATTAGCACATCACTGCCAGTAATTCCGAATAGCCCAATTAGCCAAAGTATAAGGGCGATTGCGAGCGCTATGCTCGTAACCTTTCCCGTTAATCCCAATACAGCGCCAATTATCAACAATAACCCTTTCATTATTTCGCCTCTTTCAATTCTGCCACTTCATTGATTAATTCATTTACTAGTGCCTCAAGTTGCGCGATTTTGCCTTTATGGTTCAATTCGTACTCGCTGCCTTTACCTAATCGGAACGATACGCCAGCGTTAATCATTGCAGTGCCGCCAAGCGTTGCGCCGATGTTGAATAATACATGTTCATTCGGCGCGTAGAATGCACCAATAGCGGCCGCATTGGCGTTTTTATAATGGCCGTAGCCAGCTGCAAAAGTTAGTTTGTCATCTGCGTTATAGCCAAGATAGTGCAAGGCTGAAAGTGCTGCATTAGCTGCGCCAGTTTTTGCCACTTCGCTCAACATATGAGAAATTTGTCCCGCCGTGTTATGTTCTAGCGTTGTGATTCTGGCCTCATGATTTTGTAATTGGCTTTCATGTTGAGAAATCGCCGCCGTATTATCGCCTATACGCGTGTTTTGTGCGGTGATAGTATTATTTACCGCTGCGAATTGTTGGCTGGTAGTATTGGCTAAATTTTGAATTGCTGTGCCATTGCGGCCGATTTCGTCATAAGCAGCATACAGCTGGCTGCCATTAATGGCGTCGGTGCTGCTAGGGTCTACTTGCCCCGCTGCGACGTTGGTGATTTGTCGAGTGTAATATTGCACACCACCATAACCAGCGCGGCCCTTGCTGCCTACCGATACAACGGATTGAGGGGAATCTCCAGCGAAAACATGCGTTACGCCGTTTACAAGCGCTTGACGAGTGGCTACAGCCTCATCTGTAACACTGTTAGTCCCCAGTGCCACACCGTTCGACTTATCCGCGATTGTATTATTGCCAATCGCTAAAGCGTCGATTGCTGTCGCTTTAGAGTGCGTCCCGATAACTGTAGCGCCTTGCCCCGCTGTTTGGCTGTTAGCGCCTAGAATAGTCTGTTCTTGGGAATTATCAACGCGGTTATTATAGCCGAGTACAGTAGACTGCCCGCCGTCTACTTGCATATTATTGGCGCCAATTACAACGCTATTCTTGCCGTTGACTGTGTTAGTTCTGCCGATAACGATAGTACTCTCACCGCC